AGGTTTGCTCCATGAGAATTCTAGTTGTCAAGGGAACTGGCGGCGGCTTCAATAGTTCCTCCAGCGGAACCGACATCGCTGCCTTCAATTGATTTCGTTCCCACCATGTTGTATTTCTGGCATTCAAAACACGTCGCACGTCAAAACTCCGTGTGACTCTAAGTCCGTATTGGGCTAATTCTTGCACAATGGGGCATCCAGGATATTGCGCCTGGAGTGACATTGCCTTCGCCCGAAGCAAGGCCATCTTCTTCTTTCTGCCCGATGTGGCATCTCTAGCGCTACTCATTCCGAAAGTGGCAAGCACCTTGCGTGGGTCAGGTATGTTGACCAAATCCTCGGGGTCAAAGACTAGGCCACAAAAACTGGCCTGCTCAATATTCTCATTGAGCTCCATCTTGACCCTCAGTCCAAGGTCGGTCATCATCTTCTCCAACGCCGGCACCAAATGCCGCTTGTGGCTGGGGATCCGGCATAAGCCGTCATCCCCCTCTACCACAATATCGGTCTCAATCCCCATTTCGCTCGTCACGAACTTGAGGAACATCCAATTCGAGAAACCATTTCCGAGGGACGTATTCATCTCCCCGGACATTCTCGTGGCTTTGAGAAACACTGTAATCCATTTATACTTACAGACATTTACACCAGTCAGCACTTTCTCAAGGTTCTGCAAGAACTCACCATTCCCGGGAATGTTCTGAAACATATGCCGGTAAAGCTTGAACTCGCAGTTCTTCATGAGCCATTCAATAAAGAGTGACTCATATGCTGTGAAATCAGTACATAAATACATACTGCCCGTTCTAAAGATCTTTTCCCGGATGTAATGGGGACGCATTGCCACCGGGACGAACTTAATGAAACTGGGATTCTTATACAACTGCTTTTCTAAGGCATGGAACCATGGGCCAGAATAGGCCTTAAATTTATCATGCCTAGCATTGATTCCTCTTTCATGTTTTACTGCGGTATAGAATTCATCCTTGCCAAAGGATTTGCACTGGGTAAGACTCGGGTGCTCCCAAATACTAGACCAGCGGTCATCCTCAGCTCGGATCTCTTCCTTTCTCCATAGGGGGTAGTTGGCTTCAGCAAGCCAGCCCTCAAGCGACACATCAGTGTCTCTAGGGAGTGGGGTCAATTTCTTGACCTCCGCCTCCACGAAACGCATGAAGCGCCTCCGCAGGGCCCTATTCGGCTTAGGAGGATCTGCAGCAAATCTCTTCCGTATTCCCTCTACCATAGTGGGAATGTCTGCATAGTCTGGTTTCATAAGGCACGCGCCCTCGATATGAGCGCCCAAAGTTCCTGAAACAGGCCTCCTGACATCAGTCTCAAAACGAGACTTCAGGAAGAACTTAGTTCCTTTCTTTATGGGGCCGGGCTCATCGAGTTTGGTCTCTCGCACCCTATAACCATACAAGAAGACATTCATGTCCTCCACATGTGGTTTTGGGACACTCAAAAAGGGAGTGGATCGACGTGCTGTCGATGCCACCTCCAATATTGAGTGGCAACTCGTTCTGTGTTCTTCAGAATAAAATTTCCTTTGGTCGGCTGAAACCTATCGTGGTTTACAATTGCTGTACCACGAGAGGCGATGCGGACTCTCTCTCGGAGGGTGTCAATTGAATCGGAGTCCATGGTGCGATTTGCAAGCACCTGCGCAATTGTCTGCTGACAATATTGAATAGACACCGAATACAACCGGCCACTTGTCTTCCGGAAAGTTTCGCCAATTTCGGGAATGTCTTCTCCGTTTGGCAACTGACCCAGATTCAAGCTCGAAGAGCAAAGTTTCTCAAGGTAAGTTGGCTGAACAGGAGTGTACACACCCACCAAGTTCCCGGCCGGATCGATTTCTTCGTTATCCAGATCAACCAACTCCAATGTTCTTGTGAAGTCGGCTCGGTAATAGTGCGGATTGAGCTTGACATCTTCATACGCCATTTCTTTAGCTCGTTGATCAGTGAACCACACTTTCTTGGTTGGCAGGCTGTGGAAACTCATATCATCGCAAATCCTCAAACGTTCCGCGTACTTCTCTACTTTCTTCTGTAATTGATCCAGAAGTATCCACCATAATAATTTGATCGCCGTCCCAGCCAGGATGGCAACCAGAACTGTCGCCTGGGGGCTCGCCGCAGTTCCCCCCAACAACCGCATCACTGCGGAAGTCGGCTGCTTAGAGCGCCCAGACAATAGAATGGCTATTGCGACTTGCTGTGGAGAAGGACGCTGAATCCTCCTCCAAATAAATGAGGCAATGACACCACCACAGACTGTGGTGACACTGGAGAGCAGCTTAACTGCCCAATTTGCTTTGATTTCTGGGGTCGGGATTTCTTCATAGACACGGAGCCTGTGACAGGGGCCACCGAAACGACCCTCTTCATATTCAATAGCTCTCTCTCCCACATCAATCGCTCCTTGGTTTTTGTCATTTTCGCTTTTGAGGTCTCCAAGTTCCTTAACAAGGTCCTTGATGACGTCGCCAGCGGCTTTGGCCTGCACAGCTTCCTCTTGAAACTGAGCACCAAGGAGGTTGTTCTTTTGAATTTGACGTGAGCTTTGGGAACGACGTTTCTTCTTTCCAGGTTTTGATTTCTTTGGTTTTTCACTTGAGCTTTCGCTTGATGATTCATAACCGGAGCTATCTCCATCTGAGTCTTCAAATTTGTCTTTCCCTTTGTCCATAAATTTACGAGTTTCACGGTTCTCTGTATTTAATAACCGCAGGAATTTCTACGACGGTTTGTGCCCTTCCGCCCATCTCCAAGTCTAGGCACGGATACTTTTACATACCCAAGTTTACATGGTTCATCTCTAC